AAGTCCTTGAGGGCTGTCAGTATGTCCTGCTTCGGCTCCATCGTCGCTGTATTAGCGGCCTTTGGAGCGTCTTTAGCTTCCGGTTGAGGGGTAAGTAGCTGTACTTCCTCCGTGGCCGTTGTAGGGGCTTCCAGAGCCTTTGCAGTGGTCTCCCCGGGGGTAAGCTCCAGCGGTGTCTTCTTAATGATCTTGATTGCCATGTTGGTCACTCCATTGACTACAAAACTACTTCTTCAAACATTCGGGCAGTGATAGCCCTCTCTTAAACCTCTGGTACACCCTTGATCTTGGCAGGCCAAATTTCTCAGCCAAACTAACCAGAGGCACTTTCTCTCCCTCATATTCCACCCAGACAGTTTTCCTCTTGTTGCGCTGCTGGTCTTTATGGGACAACCACCTGCAATTCGATGGAGAGTAGTCTCCATCTGGGTCGATCCTATCAAGCTCAAATCCTGTAGGCGCTGATCCCATATCCTTCAAAAACTGTTCAAAAGATTCCAACCAAGAACTGCAAACTTTTATGCCTCGACCACCATAGTTCGGATACCACTTGAACTTTGGATTCAGGCATCTCTGCTTCATAGCATGGTACGCTCTATACTCTCTGGAGTCAGTCTTACCGTGAGTAAGAAATCTTTTGTGCAGCTTCTCCTTTGTCTTACACCCACAACTTGTTGCTTTGCCTCTTTTTAGAGCCTCGCCTCGAACCACAACTTCAAGCCCACAAGTGCAAAGGCACCGATACATTCGGTGCCCTTTCTCTGAGCCGGAGAACCCAACCACTGTTAAGTCTCCAACTTTCAACCCCGTTTCAAGGTGCAATGTCACGGTTGATCTCCTATTCAGATTTCGACCGTGGCATTGTATCACACCTCTACCGTCAAGTTCACATCCGGGAAAATTTCACCGAACTTCTCCAGCACGGCCTCCCAGCCAGCGGCCTTCATCAGGTCTTCCAGCGAGCCACCAGCGCCAGCCGTGGCGGCGGACACCGAACCACCTAGGTAGCCAGCACAGATCATTTCCAGAGCCACGTTGTCATACTCGGTGCCAACTTCGGCCTTGCCCTTGTTCAGTGCGCTGTTGACCGTTTCCAATTGGTCGGCCTTTAACTTGAACTTCAAGGTGGTCACATCGTCCTTGGTCTTGGTGGAACCTTCTGCGTCGGCAGGGGCAGCGGCCTTCAGCATGGCCTTGAGTTCGACCACCGTAACCTTCTCGGCCTTGGCTACCCACTCATCCACGTTCTCGGGGGTCAGAACCTTGGCTAGGTCTTTCAGCTTCGTCCACCCCAGATGCGCTACTTTCCCCCAAGGAATCTGCTTCGTCACCAACTCCGAATAGATTTCCATCAGGTACTTGGCCTTGCGCTCCTGGAAGCCGAAGCGTTCGTACACGAACAGGCCGAAGGACTCGAAGCCCTCGAACCACGAGTTCTCATAGATCACATTCAACACGCCACCGAGCTTGAAGTAGTTCTGCTCGATGTTTTCAGCCAAACGACTAGCTTCATTCAGTGCCTTGGCCTTGGTCTTGGTCAAACTCTCAACTTCCAATGCCGTGGTGGCGATCAGATCGAGCTTGGCCTTAGACTTGCCAACGGCAACGGTTTCTTGGGGGGTGGCCTCTTGTGTTTGCACGCCTTGGGATTCGGTCGAATCACTCATTTTTCAATCACTCCTAGAAGATATGGGGTTACGCCAAAGATTGCGTATTTCGTACTCTACCTGAATTACCAAGTTTGTCAAATCTTTGGCGGCAATTACTTGCAGAAAATTTCATCAGGCCGACGCGGCTTTGCTCATGGCGTCCAGTTCTCTGGCTTCGTCGCGGTCTTCCTGGGCGGCCTTGTCAAAGAAGCCACTCGGGTAACGCTCTGCCAACTTGGCTGCATTGCCAGAAGCCAGGAAGTGCGGGGGCTTACCGAAGAGGGCGAAGCACACCGGCCAGAACATTTCGATGAACTCGGCCAGCAGGGCAGCGAGCACGGCAGCACGCTGCTCGTTCTTAGCGTCCTGGGCTTCCTTGTCGAACACCACTTCCTGGTGGGCGGGAACCACCTTCTCCACGATGTTGAAGCCGCCACCACCTTCCTGTGGGACATACACCTTCTGTAGGCCTTCCGGAACGTCGATGGTCTTCGACTCCAGTCCGTAGTAGTTCTTCTTCACAATGTCCAACATGTCGGTGGACAGGACGGACAGGATGAGGATGCCCTCGGTCAGGGTAAAGCCCTTCAGCTTCACCTTCTTGGTCAATCTCGGGGTCTTGACCTTCAGAGTCTTGGCGAGAACAAACACGTAGTAGAGCGTGTCGCCCATTTCTTCACATGCACTCTGCTTGAACTCTTCCCTCATCTGACTCGCGCCAGTCAGATAGGGCAGCATTCCCTTGATGGTCTCACCCACTTCCGTGGCGATGCCAGTCACCGCATGCGCAATGTTCACCAACTTAGTGCTGGATGCCATGCGGCGCAAACTGGCCTTGGCGGGCTTTTGGGAAAACGTCATAAAGACGCGACGGCGGTACTCACTATTACTCAATTCCATGATAGGACACTCCATTGACTAAAGTTACATCTCCAGACACCAACGCTTGCCCTAACCGAGCTAGAGCGTAAGCATCCACCACATCGTCCGACTTGGACGAGAATCCCCAACGACTCAGCACCACCTCTGCGATGGCCTTCTTGTTGGAATTGCCTTTGCCGGTCGTGAACTTCTTTAGAAGCGTGGGAGGCGCATCATACCAAGAAATCTTCAGATCGTACAAAGTCTTGCGAAGCAGAGTCCCAACTTCCACCAGAGTGACTAGGCTATGGGTGTTGCCATAGGCGTACCCCTCTATCACAACGATGTCTGGACTCCATTCCGTTACGGTATTATGGAAGGATTGTGCAATCAATTGCAAGCGCCTAAAGCCTTTTTCCTTGGGAAAATTCAACAGCTTTGGCGTTGCCACATCTCCATCCAGCAGGCACAGGCCTGTGTAGGTACTAGGGTCACACCCCATAATCTTCATACTGGCTCCTTTGACTGGGTTGCTGGGTACTTACCAGAGAAACACTGTTTGCAAACCGAACAACCCTTTGCAGGGGTATCCATCGAGGTCTTACACACCCCTAGGGGTATGGCTCCTGTCTCCTTGAAGATGCGAACCATCTTGGCCCGATTCAGGTAGGGCACCAAGGCGTCATCATTGCGCTCCACAGTGAACTCCTTGAACGGTAGGATTTCATTGTGGTCTGCGTTCTTCTTACCGTAACCACGACTAACATATAACACTTTAGCCTGCTGAACATTGACCCGGCCACCGAAGATATTGTTCGACTTCTCCACAATACGCATGTACAGGTTCGTTCGGATTCGGTGCTCTGCGAGGGGTGCGGCCAGCTTCTCGAAGTCTTCAGGCTTGATAATCTTCAACTCCGTCAGGAACAGCTTCGGGGCACCCAAGTCCATGATCACGTCAATGCTGCCGCTCACCTGGGTTTCCTGGCAGACGAAGTTCACCTCCTCGTAACGCCAGTCACACTTTCCACCGTGCTTACATGGGACATTCAGGGGCTTCTGCTTGAACGTCACCATCGAATCACACTTTACACACCTCCAGTTGCCGATGACCGACTGCCCAGCCCACTTCTCACGGAACAGGTCACTGGTCACATTGCCCACGTCGAATGTGGCTTGAAGGGCAGCACTGATGTACCGATCCTTCTTCTTCATACCCAGCAGGTGCAGTAGGGCGAACTGGCGGGGACAGAAGTCCGTCTTGGTTATGTCCGAAGCATGAACCGTCTCGTGGCTACGCTCAGGCTTGTAGCCACCGAGGTTCTTCTTCAAAACGTCGATGATACTCTTTTGTGGCGCGGTCGCCTCTTCAACTGCCTTCTTTAGGAAGGTGATAGCCATTATTCTTTTCCCCAACCCTTTTTCCATGAAGCAATAGTTTTTAGTTCTTTCTCTTAGGCGTAAGGTATTCTCCTAATAAACACTATACCTTATCCCCCAACTCCTCAAGTATCTGGTGAAAGGCCCACAGCGGCACAGCAATCCAATCCCCTCTAGGCTTCGCCTTACCACTGACATCAACGAAGCTCATTGTAAGGGCTGGCACGGAGCCTGTCGCCATTGCCTCTTCAGTCACCTTGACCAACCACCCGTAATCTACGCCTAGGGTTCCCGACGTGGTAGCTTTACTCTCTATCTGGAACTTATGGGTGGAGGTCTTCTTCCTGGCGTCCGACTTGGCACCCCGCATGGCACCGCTGGCAGGCGTGAGTCGGGCGGCTAGGGATGCCGCCACACGCTTCTCGGACACCTTGCCGTGGTCTGAGGAACCGCGCTTCGCAGCCCTATCCATGAAGGGGTTCTTGCTCATTTCGCCGCTCCATCTGCCTCAACAATGAACGACTTGCCCTTGAACGAGTCGATCACCATCTTCTGGAGTTGCAGCTTAAAGCTGTCATCGGATTCGTATATACCCCGGATCGTCACCAGGGTCTGATACGTCTTTCCCAGCAACTCCCATCCAGTGCCTTTCTCCGCCTTCTTGAGATAGCCCAGGTCTTTCAGGTAGCCTGACACCGTGTTCCAACTTCGAGTTTCGCCAACGCTCAGGCCGTTGTGCGGGAACATGCAGAGGTCATAGTCGAAGTTGTACTTCGTGACACCAACCTTGGCCTTCTTGATAACCGCCGTGGTCTCCTTGAATGCTGGGAGCTCTGAACTGATGGATTCTTCGATCTTGTTCTTGCCGTACAACCTCACCGTGAGGCTGGACAGGAACTTCATCGTCTGTCCCCCAGGCATGGACTCGGGATCGCCAAACATCACTCCGATCTTGAAACGGGTTTGGTTGACCAGCACCACTGCCGGGGTGTGCCCGCGCTTGGATTCAGTCGCCAATGCTATCACCAGCTTGTTGCAAAGGCGCTTGATCAGGAGAGAGGACGTGCCAACGTCAAATTTCTCTACAGACTGGCCTATCTCCTTCGATGACACCACCGTCGCAATGGAATCCACCACCAGCAGTGCAACGTCTTCGGCACGAACTAGGGCATCAATCAAATCCACAGCTTCTTCGCCATAAGAGGGGCGAACAACGATCAGTTCTTCAACGTCTATGCCGAACTGCGCTGCCCAATCGTGAGAGAACGTGCCCTCCAGGTCAACCCATACCACCTTGTTGCAGGGGTCAGGCATTCGCTGGGCTTGGGACGCTGCACAGTAGCATATATTAGTCTTACCTGAACTTTCCGGGCCGTACACGATGCTGTAGCGGCCACGAGGGAAACCCCCGCCAGTGGCTAGGTCGAACTCAAACACGCCTGTCTGGATGCGCTCAATCAGAGGACTCTCACTGCCCCTGTTCACCACTTTATCCCCCTTCTCCTTGCGAATCTGAGCCATGATGGCGGAGAGTTCTCCTCCCCCTGCGGACACCTTCTTCTTCTTGGGGGAGTCTGCCCCCACAGGTACTGAGTCCGGTTCCCCCTCGGTGGTGCTTGCAATTGATTGCATGGCTTCTGGCTCCTGTGCTGTGGTGCCCACATCAGTCTTCTTAATTTGGATTGCCATTATGCCTTTGCCTCCTTCACTGCTTCGGTGATTTTTTCCGACACCCACTGGGTGGCGAACTCATAGGTCTCGTTGATGTCCTCCTTGGCACAGGGCACAGACAGGGACACGCTGATCTTTGCGCTCTCGTAATTGCCAAGGTTCACGGTCTGACTGCCCCCTGCCATGACCACACACATCTTCTCAGCAGGCATCATGACTCCCTTATGGACGGTCTCCTGCTTGTCCTTAATGACATGCTCGGTCTTGGACTTGCTGTCCACCTTCAGCACTTGGGTCTGTCCTATGACGGGCTTAGACATCACCTCGCTCGTGCCCAGATGGGCTGCGAACTCCGAGGGGCCTTCCTTCTTCTTGATCTGGATTGCCATTTTTCGTTCTCCTTTATGCTCGTCGCCACTGGCGGCAGGTTGCTTTTTATCATATCTTC